ATTATGCCGCTAAATGGATTCGGGCTTTTATGAGCAAATATGCAGCAGGAGATAAGGTGGCAAAACTCCCTGTAAATGATTATTATCTTTCAAGGAAAATGTTAAAGGTGATAAGTGAGTACAAAAAGCAGGAGAACAGGCAGCCGACTAGATGTGAACTATGTCACTGGCTTGAAGTTTCCCCTAGTCAGCTAAAAAGAATTGAGTACATGGTAAACATGGACGTTTCGGCAAGTTTGAATAAACAGGCATCCGAAGAAAGTGATGATACCATTGAAGATTTATTGCAAGACTTTAACACGAATGTAGAAGAAAATGCACTTGACAAGGTGCAAAATGAGCAATTAAAAGCAACGATATGGGCACTTGTGGAAACTTTAGACGAACAACAGGCATTTACTTTAAAGGCAAGATATCAAGAAAATTTGACCTTAAAAGAATGTGGTGAACGTTTAGGAGTTACGCTTGAAAGTGCGAGACGATACCAAGAAAACGGATTGAAAGAACTTAGAAAGCCAAGCAAAAGACACAAGCTGGAATCGTTTTTAGATGACAGGGTAAGAAGTATTTCTTTGCATGGGTCTGTCTCGTCATTCCGACATACCGGGAGCAGTTCAACAGAGCGTGCAGTTTTGAAGATGGAAGAGTGGGAAGAAAGAAGAAATGGAACGATTAAATGAGTGCAGGAAAGCAAAGCTAGAAGCAGACAGGATAGCAAAGCAGATTGTGGAGCTTCAAGAAATGGGTACACCTTCATCCGAGATTAACAAATTATGGCAGATGCTTTTACAGGAGCGCACAAGATGGTTGAAACAGTTCATGGAGATTGACCGGATATTTGGGAAGATGTCAGATACAAACGGTATGCTTGTTTTACGGTACCGGTATATTTGGGGCAAGATGTGGAGCGAAGTACAACAGAGGTTAGGCTATGAACGTGCTCACATAAACCGCATACACAAAAGAGCCTTGAAAGAATTTGAACAGATAGTCGAAAAAGGAACGAAATAGAACTGGTATTCGATTAGTTGAACTCCGAACGAACTCCGAGCGAACCACGAACGAACTACGAGAAAATATAGCCGGGTGCCTTACTAGAATAGGACTAGAATATGCCTATTTTCGCCATATAGCGATTTGAAATAGAATGACGGCAAATTGTTCCATAAAATAAAAAAATGGTTTAAAACGCAAAATACAGCGTTTAAAAGCAATATCGTTTCCAAATGGAAAAATATAGTTTTATCCTGCTGCCAAAAAGCAGCAAAAAAAGACCCCACAATATTTGTGAAGTCTTTAGATAGTGCACGCTAAGTTTCGGTGCAATGCCTTTTTATACTGCCAGTCAATGACTATGTATTACTATAAAGCAAAAACCTGCATAGACTTCTACTAACTGCCGGTATAACATCCAAACAGGAGTAAGAGACTATACAGGTTTACACTAAGGATACCAAGGAAGAAAAAGATTTAATCATCACCATGTATTCTTGCTTCAAGGGAAATTATAGAATAAATTTCCTGTAAATGCAAGCTGTATTTATTTGTTTTGGTACTTTCATCAAAGGGGTGCAACATTTTTCGTGTTTGTTTTGGAAACGTTCCGGAACTTCAAAACCATTAGTCCTAAATTAGTCTAAACCTAGTCCAAAACAACTTAATCGTCATTTTCCTTAGGGGTAGTATGTTCTTTTCGTAATCTTTTCAGTAAATCGTTTAAACCCTCTTTAGACGGTTGTGGCGCATCTTCTTCGGCTCTGGATGCGGAACGCACTCGATTAGTAAGCGGTGGGTTTTGGGCTTTCCATTTCTGAATAGCGTCTTGTGTTGATTGCTCTGTACTTTTAAGTACATCCCTTTGAAAGTCTGAATCAATGTTTTCTGACTGTTTTGGTAAATCTATGCCAGAGCTGACAGAACATTTCGTTAGGTCAGATGCATTTACTTTTAGTGTAGTTATCTGCTCTGGCTCATAATAGAACAGGTCACCGACATTGCAGTTGAGTGCTTCACAGATTTTAGAAACAGAATCCACAGGAATTTGTTTGATTGAATTGTTTACGATGCCGGTTATGGTTGCTGGACGTACTCCGGTCAGTTCAGATAATTTGCGTTGGGTTAGTCCCTTTTCAGTGAGTAATATTTTTAAACGAGATTTTATCATTTTGGTTAAAAAATCCTTTCTCAATTTTTGGATATATTATACCACAAGTAGGGTGGTGACCGCTACGAATAGCGGAAATAAATTCCGAATAGCGTAATAAAATTACGAATAGCGGAAATAAATTCCGAATAGCGTAACACCCACTACGAATAGCGTAACAGCAAAAAAGGAATATTATGTACTCAAAAGTGAGTACACAGATTAAGCAAATTAGGTTTTCTAATGTCGGAAAGTGCGACCTTTGGGAGAATATGCAGCAGGGGCAGGGTGTAAAAGATTTAACAGCCAGAAAGTGAAGTGGAAGTGTTCGAACGTTTTCTAAATTCTTAGAAGATGCTAAGAAATGCTAAGGTTGAGCAAGTACCGTTTTGGTACTCGAGATAACAGAAAGAATGGAACAAGAACATATTCCCATTTTGGGAATGTGCTTTGACAAAATGCCCTGCCCTGTCAAATTGGCAGTGTAGGTTAAAGGGGGATTTGTTCCAGAGTTGCGAAGTAATACACCGAGGCAAAAATAGAAATACGGTTGTGACGGAAGCAACCTGCTTATTTTTGAGCGGGTTGAAATATAAAGGGAGTAACGATTTGTTACCCCATCACATAGAACGGTTTAAGTAGAATTGAGTTTCGCTCATTTTTGAGCAAAAGTAAAGGGCTACGGCATTTTACCGCATCTCTGTGCAAAGCTAACATTTGCTAACTTCCTTGTCAGTAGTTCCGGAACAGTTGGCAAGGCTTTAGATATTTAAGGGCATCGCAAATTGCACACCCCTTTACTTGCCCGGTTCATCTTTCTTTTGAATATTGGTAGCAGGGGCAGAACAGGGGAAAATAAAGGTTACCAGTGTACTTTCTGGTACGGTTGTGAGTAGAGCAGGAAAGCATAAGGGGAGTCGATAGAATCTACTCCCATGGTAGGTTATCCAAAACTCAATAACAATTCGTTACCGAGTGGAAGAGGAGCAAAGATAGAACGGTGCCCGACTTGTTCACCGTCAAGAAGTGTTTCTATTCCGGCAATACCGTCGCAATTTCCGACGAAAAAAAAGAGGGGCATTGAATAGAAGTGTTTCCATTTCGGCAACACCTATTCATCATTTTCAGCTTCACGTTCCATTCTATCGTCGATAGCTTTCTTGATGTAACCGTTGACGCTTTCACCTGCTGCTGCTGCGGCTGCTTTGATTTCGTCGTATTTTTCTTTTTGGACATCCAGAGGGATGCGCTTAAGTTTCTTTTTGGCATATTCTAAATCATATTTTGTTTTATTTGAAAGGTCAGACATAGCTTAAACCTCCTATTCCGAACGATATTTAAAAATTAATTACACTAATCCTATTATGTACATAGCATAACAAAAAGTCAATACTTCGTACACAGTAAAAATGCATGAAAAATTACGTACATCTTTGTGAACTATGACAATTGTAAAGTAACTATGTTCATAGTATAATATAATCAGTTCAAGAGAACAGCACAACAAAATAATGACAACCAGAAAAAGCCGAAAGCGTCTATAAACTTTGAGCAATATACCTGTGACGATAGCGAAAAAGTGAGGAATAGTCAGGAAGATTCTCAAAGGGTTGTCGACTTGAACCCAATAGCGAAGAGTGAAAACGATGAGGTGAAAGCGTACCGGAGACACTAACATAATACCGGACAAGGGAAAGGGAAAAAGGGAGTGCCCAAAGATGGCTAAGATTGTTTTAAGACCTGCCGGAGCTGTTGGAAGTAAAAAAAGGCATCGTCATTTTGATGATAGGCAAAAGAGGTGAAGCAAATGAGCGAAGATAAGAGATTGGATGAGGTTATCCGAGTGCGGAAACGTCCCAACAATTTTGTCATGCTTGACAAGACATTTCTGGAAGATGATAGACTGTCATTCAAGGCAAAAGGGATTTTGGCTTACCTGTTGAGTAAACCGGATAACTGGAAAGTAATTGTGGGGAATCTGGTGAAGTATTCCAAAGACGGAAAATCTGCGGTATATGCAGGATTAAAAGAGTTGAAAGAGTGCGGTTATTATGTGAAAACCCCAATACGAAGTGAGGATGGCAGACGCATTTCACGGTGGGAAAGTACCGTGTATGAAATGCCTGATTCTCTACTTTCCGATTTTCAAGAAATAGACAACGAAGAAATTGAAAATCAATATCTTGAAAACCGAGAACGTAATAATAATTATTATAATAATAAATTAAATATTAATAATAATCATGTCAGTCTGTCTGTCAGAGAAGAGGACAAGACGGACGAGACAGACGAAAAAAACAGCGTTGAAAATACTCTGGAAGTGATTCACGACAACATTGGCTATGAACAGTTAAGACAGACAAACCCAGAAGATATGGGCTTGATTGATGAATTTGTAAACGTGATGCTTGATACTCTTCTGTCTAAGAACGGTGTGGTTCGGATAAATGGCGAAGAGAAACCAAGAGCACTTGTACAAAGCCAAATCATGAAAGTGGGCTATGATGATATCCTGCTTGTTCTGATGCAATTTAGACAACACAAAGAGCGCATCCAGAAGAAGCGACAATACATTTTGTCAATGCTGTATCATGCACCGATGGAGCGTAACGCACACTACACCAATCTGGTACATGCAGAATTTGGCTATTAAGCCGAGAAAGGGGAAATAAGGCATGAAATACGATTTAGCAAAGATTATGTCAAGAGCATGGAGAATTTACCGTAAAGACGCAAATTTGGGCTTTTCCGAGGCATTACATAGAGCATGGTTATCGGTCAAAGCGGAAGTAGTCAACCAGAAACGGATTGAACAGAGCAAACAGCAAGCAGGGATTACAGAGGACACCAATACATGGGCAGGATGGAAAAAGTTAGGCTATGAAGTGCTTCACGGCTCGAAAGCATTGTTTGGTTGCGATTTGATTTGGGGGTCAAGAGGTGACGGAGCGGTTTACAAAGCAAGATTCTTTGGACGTTCACAAGTGGAGTTGATTCCGGAAAATACATAAAAAAATCCCTTAGCGATGGGACGAGCAACACTAAGGGGTTCACTAAATAGTAAACAGTCGGTAATACAAGTAAATTCTAACATATCAAAAACGAAAAGAAAAGGAAAAATTAAAAAATGAGTTATGAAGTGATTGACGAAGAACAGAAAATCGCCGCTTGTAATGTGGCAGACCTTACAGCATCACAGGCGGTAAGTTTTTTCAAGGCAAATGGAGCAGACAAGAAAATTGGGGATTTTACATTCTTCTGGAGAAAAACAAATGGTATGGTGGTTTTAAACAAAGATAACCCAGAATATAAAGATTTATTATCATGGGTTAAAGATTGGCTTAAACTCCCAAAATCGAAGCGTTTAGAAGCAGAGCAATTAGTTGGAACACGTGCGAAACGAGATGCGGAACGCTTGAATAAGTGCGCAGACAGGAGAGAAGCGTTAGAAGAGTATGAGAGAATACAAATGCATTGTGTGGATGGTAGTGCAGTAGATGTATTAGAACTTATCTATGAACGCAGTGAAAAGCGTCAAGGCTTCCAAGAATATGAGTTACTGATGAAAGCATATACT